GCAATCGACAGACCTGCACGCCACAACGGTTCGGACATTGTGTCTTGGTTCTTAATAATGTGCGCGATCTGCGCACAGCCTTTACCTGCTACCGTCTTCTTAATAATCGTGCTGAACTTACTTTGCGTGCTACCAGATAACGCATCAAGCACAGGGTCGGGTCCACGTGGGACGTAGACTTGTGGAACTGGTATCATCCCGCCGCCAACAGCCATAGCGAAATCTTCAAAGTCCACAGGCTTCGGCACCTCGACGCCTAGTAACGCCACAGGCTTCTTACCATTGTTCTTGTAGTTATGCGTATTCGGTACACGTAAGATGCTAGCCGCATCAGCCGTGCGTGACGGGTCCGCAGGGAAGTTCTGCTCTGCACATAACTTCTTTAGTCGGTCCGCCACAGGTTGCCAGTCTTCTCGGCACACCTTTTCTTTCAAGGGCCAGTATACGTGGATGCCATTACCAGAGTTCACCTTTGTAGGTGAGGGTAATGAATTGTCTGTACAAAACTTCTTAAGTGCTTTGATGGCATCGCTCTGCGAGGGAAAGTCTTTATTCGGACCACAATCTAGGTCAACAAAGAATGACTTAATCCACTTAGCGTTAGCCGCTGCACGTGTCCTGTTAGTTTCGAATGTAGATAGGGCAAAGAACGCATTCCAACCCCTGTTGTCTTTGTCGAAAGCTGCGTCTATCGCATCGTCGAGGTCATCGTAAAACACCTGCGATTGTTCGTCGGTGTCGTAATTCTTTGACCATATGCAATAGTAACCTTCGTCTCCCAACACTGTCTGTAAAAATTTTTTCGTTTCCATTGCCGCCACTCAACGTAAAAGCCGTGGCTACATAAGCAACCACGGCGTACCAAATTTAGTCGTCCCAACCATCCACAAGGGCCGCTAGGTCCTCGTCTACTGGCTCGGCCTTCTTAGAAGCTGTCTTGGCCTTTTTAGGCTCTTCTACTTCATCGGCAAGTACGTTGTTTGACTTTTTTGGCTTGGCAGAAACGTCTACTTCGTCGGCTTTAACTTCACCGTCACGCTTCTTCTGCACGTTGTCAGTCTGCGATACTGTTAACGTAATAGCACGCTGCGCATCGTCGCTGTTCTTGGCTTCAAGAACCTGCTTTAACTCGGCCTCTTCAAGAGGACGTACAGGCTTAAAGAATAGCTTCGGTGTCTCAGCATTCTCGTCAAAGTACATCTCTGTAACAATCGCCATAGACGGTGTTTTGTGTGCCTTGAGATAGCGTGCGTACGCTTGCATTGGCATCTTACCATCCTTGGCTTCGCCAAACACAGACGTAGCAGGTAACTGCAGTTGATACACTTTGTCGTACTGACCTTCTATACAGACAGCAAGACGTTGTGCGAAACGACAAGCGCGGCTCTCACCTTGCCCAGAACCTTTGACGTTCATAGGACAATCCATACAGCGTGCAGCCATACGTTGGTCGGCAGGGACGTCAGGTGCAGGTGTTTGTGTATCCGCAGACCAACATTGTGGCGGTGTTGGGTTCTCCGCATCATAAGCACCTGCGTAATATGTTCTGGACACAGGCGCAGCGTTGACCACCACGATGTTGAGTGAACCAGAACTATTTACGTTTACCTGCTCCCCGCCGACGATTTCGCGGAAGCGTCCACCACGTAAACTAATACGCCGCATACCGCCGCCGCTACCCCCAGTGAGGTTGTCGTCAACTTGTTGTAGTGACTTAAATAAGTCACTGTTAGCCAATGCACTGTTTTCAAACAGGGTTAAATCTGACATGCCGTTCTCCTTATACATCGTCGTCAGTTGTGAAGTCGAACTCTAGCTGCCTATCGTCGTGCTCATTGTATTGCACAGATGGCCCTTCAAGATCGACATTAAGAGTAGTCAGAGCATCCGACACCCTCGTCTTATCAAAACGGTATGTGTTACCGATTTTAATGTATGTGTTCTTAGGGATATGCCCTTGACGTACCCATGATCGGATCGTCGAGATAGACACAGCAAAGTGATTTGCTAAGTCTTCGATTGCCACAAACGGTTGTGTGTCTGCCATTATTTCTTCCTCACAGAGATTGTATATTCTGAATCCACGTTGAGACCTTTGGGTACTAGGTCAGGATTCTCTTCCAAGAACTGCTTCACGTTAGTCTGGTTAAGACGTTTCTCAAAGAACTCAGGCACACTATGTTCCATTACGAACTTGTGCATGGCTTCCCAATCGCTTGTCCAGTACCGTTGTTTAACAGTCCGATAGAACAACCCTTCCGCAGTGCGTACACTTTCGACACCGTGCTCCTTGCAGTAGTCGAGTAGTGCGGATTTCACTTTGTCAAGTTGCTCAGTCAGCTTGGCGTCCTCTTCCTTGAACGCTGCTGATATTTCAGCACGCTTGTTTCGTATCTTAACATACGTGCCCACAAGTTTTTCCACAGGTATTCCCATGTCGTTCTCCTCTTTGTGTTCTTGTTATATAATGACAAGCGTTGCGCTAGTCAAGCATTTCGTTGTAAAGGTCAATCATTTTTGTGTGTACGTCTATTCTGTTATCAAGTAATGAGTACACACGCTTTTCGACGTGAGAACCTACCAACTGGACAACCGTACACTTATGTTTTTGACCAGACCTATGAACACGTGCGTTTGCTTGCGCGTAGGTCTCAAGTGAGGAAGTAGGTCCCCACCATACCACAGTATTCGCAGCGGTTAAAGTCACACCATGTGCTGCTGCTTGGGGCTGTATCACCAATATCTTGGGGTCAGGCATATTTTGGAAGCGTTCGAATATCTCGGTGCGCTTCGCCGCAGACACGTCCCCACGAATCACTTCGGCAGTGTATCCATCTGCCCTTAACTTGTCTGTCAAGATGTCGATTGTGTGCTTGAACGGTACGAACACGAGGGTCTTCTGACTCGTCTCGTCAATTACTTCTCGTAACACGTTATAGCGATGCTTGATGTCGAACTCTAGCACTTGCTTGTCGTCCGTATATACGGCACCCGCACTGATCTGTAGTAACTTGTTCATACCGATGGCAGCGTTCTGTGCAGTTACCTCTTCTCCTGCTGCTTCCATGACAAGCCGTGTGCGTAACGTGTCATAGTATTTCTTCTGTTGACGAGTCAGTTCAACGTGTCGTTTCGTGTACGTCATGTCAGGCAGGTCTAAGCACTCGTCCTTCGTGTATCTGATCGCAGGTTGCAGGGCATTGAACACAATGTCAGTCGCATCAGGTTTGGGCAACCACTTGAATTGTGTGTACTTGTACATCACCATGTCGCGCCATGATCCAAAGAACCTTGGCACCGCGTGCGGGTTGACCAACTTAGCTAGGCCGTATGCGTCAAGCGGTGACTGCGCTGCAGGTGTACCTGTCATCATCCACAACCACGTATCGTCAGTGACAAGTTTGCGTAGGGTCTTCCATCGCTTCGTCTGTGCGTTCTTGTAGTGTGTTGCCTCGTCAACGATAATGCAGTCGAACCCACCGTTGGCTATGTCATCCGCCACGATCTCCACGCCATCATAATTTATTATGACAAACTCGGAACCGTTGTTGATTATCTGGCTGCGCTTGGCCTTGCTACCATGTGCAACGTCAACAGTGCGGTGCATGGCAAAGGTAAACAGATCGTTTCGCCACGCCGAATCCATAATAGATAGGGGGCAGATAACAAGCGCACGCTTCACCTTACCTTGCTGCATGAGAAAGTCTGCTGCCCAGATAGCTGATGCAGTCTTACCTGTACCTTGCTCGTTAAAGCAAAAGGCTTTCTTGTTAAGTGTAAGGAACGCTGCTGTTGTCTTCTGGTGAGCAAACGGTTTGTATTTGCCTGACCAAATATACCGTCCTTCGATTGGTGACGGTGCCTTGATGTTGAGATTTCGCAGCTTGTGCGCCTCGTCGATGCCCCAGTAGACAACCGTGTCGTCGCCCACCTGCTTACTTCTAGGGATGGTTTCAGTGACACGTCTCGGGTGACGTAGCTTCAAACGCAACGCCTTGTTCTGTAGAATATCCATATCGTTCTCCTGTTAGGGAATTTCCCTAACGCTTACGCTTGCCTTTACTTAGCGCACCACCTGCTGCTCTGTTCTTGCTGCGGCTCTGCACTCTGTAACCGTCTTTGTTTGTCCCACCGCGTGATAGTGGTTTCTTGTGGGCAATGTCCTTGCCCTCACGCTTGTCGGCTTTGCCGTTCTTGTTTTTGTCTGCGCCAGTTTTGTCCACGTTACGCCGTGCACGTTGCCGTTCCATGCGGTCAGCATGTTCTCCTCGTGCTTTCTGCTGTGCGTATTCTTTCTTATATGGGCGCGGTTTGTTCTTGTATGGCATGTCATGCTCCGTTGTGTGGGCACTCCGTTACAGGACAGTGCCGTTTGCATAGACCAGTGGGGCGTGGGTTCCATACGTCCTTGTCGGCTGCGGCTTGCATGTCGCCGTACTTACCCAACCACTTCGTCCAAAGATCGCCCTTATTATACTCCATGTAGGTGTCTTTTACCAAGTCATTACTGATGACAAATAGTACCCCTGCACGAACTTTCTTGACTTCTGGATAGTGTGCGAACACAGACAGTGCCATCAATTCTAACTGACCCTTGTCAGCATACTTCGCACTCTTGCCAGTCTTGTAGTCTACCACCCATGCAGTTTCGGCTAAGACGTCCATGATAATAAGGTCAGCGATACCCCTGAACCAAACATCTTTTGCAAAGAAGTCACACGGCTTCAAATCCTCCGTGACCCCTAGCTTGCGTTCTACTAACTTAACACCACGTTTATCTTTAAGTGCCTGCAGCGCCCCTAGCGCAAAGGTAAACTTCGCAGGCAACTCTACATCTTTACCTACAAAATCCTCTGCCGCCTTGTGGAACTCCGACCCATACCGAATAGCCTCGGTCTCTTGGAACGGATATTCCTTTAAGATGTTTACGTGATAGAATTGTTTAGGGCACTGCTCAAATGCCTTGATCTTACTGAATGACCACGGTGCTACTTTCGTCATATTTTATACATCCAGTTTATACGCGCTGCCATATCCCCATTCTCTGACAAAGGTTGGTTAAATATGCCTAGCGTAAACGTCTCAGAACAATTACGACAATGATAGTCTGCGAATATGCCACTACCATCCTTACCAACGATTAGACCTTGGCGTATGTCTATGGTGTCCATTTCTAGCTTTGGCTTGTCGCAACGTGGACAACAAATCAACTCTTGGGTATGTAGTTTTACCATCTCGCTATGACTTGCGCCATTACGTGGGTTTAGATACGTGTAGTCATACTCATCTAAATCTTCTGTCATCCTGCGTCTCCGTATGATTTCCCGATACCTGACTCACAATCAATGGGTAAACCTTCAGCCCAGTCGGGTGTCCACCTCATGCAATCTTCTACATACGCTTGCGCTTCGGCTATCTCCTCGTCCTTAACACAGCATACGATTGAGTCGTGTACAGTTGACACCACTTTGTATTTCTTTGCAATGCGTA